TACATCATTTAAGAATGAAGTTTGACCATAAAAGATTTTGGGATGTTCACAATATTACTTGGCAACATTATGAAAAGTTATACAAAGATTTAGAGATAGAACTTAAAGCTCTCTAAACAATCTCACCTTTGGTATTTACACACCAGATAATTAATTCTAATATTCTAATTTCGTTAGTGGTAAATTGTATTTTAATTTCATCACCCATTTTATTTGCTGCATCATAACAAGCCTTGGGAGAGTTATAAATTTTAGTATCATTTTCTTGAAAATCCATACAGCTAATACCACGTGGTGCTTCAGGATCAGCAAAGCAAATCATTGCAAATAAAAAAAACGATTTCATTCACAAATCTATATACTAATTATGTTCTTGCGTAATTAGGTTTTTTACCCCTGCGTGTTTTTCTCTCTGCTGTTTTCTTTCTTCGTACTGCAGCAGCTCTTTGACTTGGAGACATGGCTCTGGCTTTTGATAAAGGTACACACTTAGGATAGTTTCTTCTTTTCTCACCACCACTACGACCACACTTGGGAAAGCCACCACCTTTTTTTGGATTAGCAATATCTACCCAGTTGGCTCTGACCCATGATCGTAAACCTTTAGACATTATTTTTTCTTTTTACGTTTTGGTTTTATTCTACCACTACATACCCCAGCAGCATACATATTTGCATAGGCACTGGGATAGACTTTGAATTTTCTTTTAGCAGCAGCTTTGCCTTTTGCACAAAGTTTAGCCATGTTTCTTTTGCACTGTAAACTTTGCTATTCTTACAGCTCCTTTGTGTGGTTTGTATTGACCTTTCATAAGTTTATAAGATGAACCTTTTTTCATCCAATGAAAACCCTTGGGTGCTTTGACTGATTTGGTTGTCATCTTTTCTTTTTCAATCTTTTAAAGTCAGCTCCTGTAATCCTATCTCTAGGTTCTGCAACACGAGCTATCTTCATCTGCTTTGCAGTATATTTTTTTTTACCTTTTTTCTTTGGCATGATTTCCTTTCAAGTAATCTAAGTATTGATCTAACTTAGAGATTACTTTTTGCCTTTCTTCTTTTTCTTTTTCATTGAAGATCCTTTTCCCATAGACCCTTTTCCTTTTTTCTTCATTCCGTACATTTNTTTCCTCNTCTTTCTTTTTTTGTTGTTGAATGTAAAGAGACCAGCAATCAGGTTCTCTACAAAANCNATGACCACTAGCATATATAATATAATCATTTCCGCAATTAATATTTTCATGTTCTTTATTGCAGTAATCACAATTATATAAACGTATTCTTATTTGTTTTTTTCTTCTTAACACTTACCACTTTTTACAAGACCAATATCTCGCAGTCAATTTATTCGTTGCAGTTGCACAGCGATGTCTTGCTCTAAATGATTTCCGTCTTGCAGGTGATGATTTCTTAATCGTCATGTTAGCATCTCCATAACGAATAAGTTTGACTCGGTTTCCTACCTTTGCCAGAACCGCAAACTTTTTGGTCTTGGTTCTTGCGTTCTTAGGTTTGTTGTAACCTGAAAACTTTTCACCTCGGTATGTGATTGCCATTACTTCATCTCACTATCTTTTTTATTATCAAAAAATTTTTCTCTTCGTTTGTCTGCTTCTATTTCTGCTATCCATCTTTTTGTTTCTGGATCTTCAGGGTCTTTGGTAATGTATGATTTTTGCATATAATCTAAAAACAATATAATAGATGCAACAAAAATAAGTGCATCAATCATTTTAATTTAACAAAGGATTTTTGTTTGATGCTTTAAACTCTTTCATTTCTAATTGTAGAACTTGAATCTCTTTACCCATAATAGCTAACTCTTTATTTTGTTTTTCAATTTTAATATTCTGTGCAGAGATTTCTTTTATTAATGGATTTAAATCCAGTCCAGCAACAGAATTAATTTGTTCTTGCATTTTACCATAAGTAATAAACCCTGCACCAATCGCACCCACCACACCAATAAGTGCTGCAACAGCTGCTAAGTTATCTTGTAATTTTTTAACCATTTTTTAATACCTCTATTTCTCGTTTGAGTCTTTCTCTTTGCAATCGCATTTTCTGTACATTACGTTGCATTTGAAATATCGGATCTGATCTTTGATACGATTCCAAACTTGTTGTATATATTCTTCTGTTGTCTTGAATACTTGGTTGATCTTTGTAAATATTTTTTGTTTCATAAAATGGGATATTATATACATCTAATAAAGAATTATCAACCATTGCTCTCATCTTAAATAAGTTTTTAATTTTTAAATTTTTACCTATATCTTTGACACGTTCATCAATTTTATCCATAGTTTTTTGTAAAACAACAGATACTGAGGGTTTGTCTTCACTTGAAACATTACTGTTACTACTTGATTTATTTGACACCTGTTTTGTTTTTTCTGTTTTTTCTTCTTTAGCTATTTCTTTAACCATCTTTTCTTCTTTAGATGTTTCTTGTTTTAAAGTTTTGGTTTGTGCAGGTGAAGAACTTTGACTTGTTATTTGTTTGTTCTGAGTTACAAATTGTTTTGGTTCTTCTTCTTTTTTAACTGGCATAGTTTTAACAGGTTCTTTAAACTTTTCCATTTTTGGTTCAGTAAGTTTTGGTTCTTCTTGAATAGAAGCAACTTTCTCTAACTTAACTTCTTCTTTTAAATTTATAACTTCTTCTAATTTTTTAAACTCTTCTCTTATTTCATTATTAAAACTAACAAGTTCAGTCTGNACTGCTGGTGGAATGGGTGAGTAATCAATATCTAAAAGGGTCGCTGTAAGTTCAGCACCTAATAAGTTTGGTCCAACAGCACCTGTTGCATTAACATTGTTTCCATCTATTCCTGTCCAAGTCCAATCCCAATTTCTTGCACCTGTTCCATTATGAATAACAGTATCATTATAAGTAAATGTATTGCCATAATATCCAGCATCATTGTTTCTGTTTTGTGTTACAGTTGATAAGACTTGATTGTTTTCATCTTTGATATTTACAGTCGTAGAATAACTATCTCTGCCATTGGTTGCTTGTCCACATTGATGAGCCGATCCTATCCATTCACAACTTTGTACTTCTGTTGTTGAGTCTAATCTAACACCACCATCTAAACTATTTGTTGTTGTTGTAAACTGACCTCCATTTTCTTTTTCAGTTGTAATATTTAACAATGATCCATTTGCAGATATTGTTCCAGTGCCTTGTGCTTCTAGTTCATTATTAAAATTAGATACGCCTGATGTGGTCCAACCATTTGATCCATTGATACCATCTATTGATCCACTGATTGATTTTGTAGATGTTGTACCTACACCAGCGTTAGGTAAAAGATTACCAGAGGTTGCTTGTTCAGCATTACTCGTCTGGGTCAGTATAGATAGAATTATTACGAGGAATAAGTTTTTCATCTATCTTCTCCTTAATTTTTAAATTTTTAGTATACTGCTTGTAATCTGGTCTAAGCTTATTATATTTTTTCCATAACTTGTCCGCTTGTTTACCTATCTTACCATTGTAGGGACAAGGAGTTCCCGCCATAATCATAGATTCAAAGACACGAGGGTCTTGGCAAAGTAAAGCAACCGCTGCAACTTTCATTCCCATAGAATCTAATTGTCTTGATAATTTTATTCTTTCACAGTTTTCATCTCTGAAACCTTTTCCACCTGATATACCAAGTCCAAATGTTTGAACTCCACCACTAGCTCCTACGGAGCAGACATCATTACCTGAATTGGATAGACCAGGTGCATAAGCACTAGGAGGTGCTGATCTAATATTACTGGTGCTGTTGTTTGTAGTGCTTGAAGAATTACTTGATCCTGACTCATAAGTGTTTGAGTTTGTGTATCCACCTGTGATGGAAGTGTTTGAGCCAGAAGTATTATTTTGAGTAGTATCTCCATAAGNAAAAGAACATATTAGCATAAATCCTAATAAAAATCTAATCATTAAACTGATCCTTGTTTGGTAAGTTATTTTTTACATGATAAGCAAACTCTTTATCACTCACACATTCGCAATATCGTCTTGGTCTTTGATATAAAACTTTCCACATTCTATTTTCCCATCTTGCCACAATGGGTAATAACACTCTACAGATTGCTTTTTTTAATCTTTTCATACAAAGTATTTTTTTACAGATCATACTCTACCCTGTCTATTGTATTTTTTTTGTTGTAGCTTAAAGGATTTGTTAGGCGACTTACTATGTCTTCCTGGTCTTTTTCTTCTTTTTCTTTCCAGCGGTGCGTAGTCTTTTACTTTTCGTGCCATAGCCTAATCCTTGTTGCGATTTTAATGTAACCTTTGTACCAAATGTTTGGCTAAACATTTTTGCAATTTGATTACTCATTACTTACGCTTTATCAGATCAGTGGCTTTCAGTCCATAGACAGATGCTATGACACCGACAAAAATTGATTGATACCAAAATGGGAGGTTTGAAAAATACTCAAAGAAAAGCTGCATTTTTTCCATGTGTGCAGGATTGTCTGACCATACTGCAAATCCTAGCATTACGATAGGTACTGAAAGTAAAATTAAAATGAACTCATCTTTCCAGTCTGAGTTTCTTGATTCCAATAGTTTACCTTGGTAAGCTTCTTCGCCACGAGCTTGTCGTTCAGCGTGTAGTAACTGTGCTTCAGACATAGCCATCTTTGCTTTTTGTCTGTTAGCGTATACTTTGCTTCCAACTTGAGCTGCTAATTTTATTGCACTTAACCACATATTACCAAGGTTTATAATTTACTTTCCCATTGTCGTCTCTAAATGCTCTGAGACTTTGTTTTCTGTTTTTCTTGCCGACATACGACACATGAATCCACCCACTATTGGGTTCATCTTCACCTTTCCAGAACTCTAAAATGAGCTGGTCAAAGTCAAGATTATTTTTAATCCATAATGCAGTATCATAATTGGAAACGCCAATAATTTCAAGGTCTGCTGCTTGACCTTTTGCGTGTTGGCTTTCAATACTAGAACCAATGGCTAAACAAAGTTCGGCACTACGATAGCCTGAAGTAATAATGACTGGACTTTCATAGTGGTTACGCAAAGGTTGAAGTACAGATTCTGCAAGTTTTTTTAATGAATCAATGTGGTCACTAGATGGATTATTGGGTATTCCTTTTCTCTCAGCAACCTGAGATTTAGTGAGTTCATTTAAGTTAAAGTTTTCAGTCAGTTTCATTTGTTTTTAAATTTACGTTTTGGAACTTGGTAAATTTCTCCTTGTTCAGTTACATATAATATTTCTACATCTAAATCTTTTTGTTGTTGTGTAGGTGAGCGATTGATTCTTGTGCCAGGTCTACAGCGATGCGATTGTTGCTGTCTAAGTGATACAGTTTTAACATCATATTTTTTATACTCCTTAGTTTTAGTATTATAGGTAATAATGTCAATAGGACCTAACCCATCAAGGGGTGTAAACACAATAATATCTTCTTGTTTTGCCAGATAAGACTGAGCAATTAGTTGAGATACAATACCTTTCCTGTGTTTTATATTCATGTACTTATAGTTGTATAACTATATTTAGTACAATGTAAATCTTAGCCTACTAGATGTGGATGGTTAGTCAAAATACTGCAATACTGCAGTGATAATACCTGCAAGAAAGATAAGAATCCATACTGCACCCTTGCCTTTATTTAGATCTTCTTTGATTTTCTTTTGCTCATCTTTAAGCTCTTTAATTTCTCTGCAGATAAATTCTAATTTTACTTCTATTGCAGACTGATCCATAATTATCCTTTAGGATTATCAGATCTTACTTTATCGCAATGATCTTTAAATGTTGTAGTTCCGTTTTTTTGATCTTTGTAGATCATTTCCATTTGTTCTTCCCAAGATAGGTATTGAATTTTTCTAGTTTCATCTACAGCGATATTTGCTTCAACAGTATTACCTGCAGTTTCATAAGATGCTAGTTGTTCATCCGTAGGTTTATCTAATCCTGATACAGTCCATGTTTTAATATAATCTCCGCTTCCATCATTTTGTAAAACGATAGTAGTATTATCCCAAGTTTTTGAGTTTGCGTCTAAATATAATTTAACTTTTGTATATAATGTTGCCATAATTACCTCTATGCTATTTTGTATCCCATAAAATAAGTTGATCTATTGCTATCACCATCAACATCTCTTGCAGATCCACCATCTTGAAATTTATAAACTTCAATAGTATCACTTGCTGACAAATCTAAAACTGCGGACATTTGAAAAGTTTTTCTGGCTGATCCATGAGAGGTATGCCTAGTTTCAACAAAGTTTGATCCATTCTTAAAGAAAAAACATTTACCAGTTTCACCTGAACTATTATCATATAATAATTTAGTGTATAAAAAGTATTTGCCGTCTGAAGGAGCAGTGAATGTACTGGAAGCAAAATCACTTCCTGTATCATAATCTTCACTATCAAAAGTTATTTTGGTATTAGTATTGTTTGGAATACTTTGACCAGAAGTTTTAGATGCAAAAAAGAAATCACTTGATCCACCACCAGCAGTAGCAAAACTAGGAGGTGCACCTGCACCTGCAGAAGTTAAAACTTGTCCTGCACTTCCCGTTGCAACAGCCACAGGATTACCAGAGGCATCATAAGAAATAATATTTCCATCTGTACCACCAGCCATTTTTGCTAAAGTAATTGCGTTATCTTGTATTTCTGCTGTAGCCACTCCTAAATCTTTAATTGTTATTGCACCTGAACTAGCAGCAAAATTATCTGAACTAAAAGACGCAGCACCTTTAACTGAGGTTGAAGCATCTGCTAAATTTATAGTAACAGTTCCGCTTGTTCCTCCGCCTGATAAATTTGTTCCTGCTGTAACTCCTTCTATGTCTCCAGATCCATCTGCACCTGAATAACTAAAATGAACACCTACTCCATCTGTATTAGAAAAAGTACCATTAGAAGCTAAATGTGTTACGGGAACTTTTGTATATCCAGAAGCATCTGTAATCGCACCTGATACTTTGTAAGTTNCAAAGGTTGCGGGTGTACCTTCTTTTGTAATGGTAATAATTCCTCTTGCTGTTGAGTTTGAAACATCATCAAAAGATTGTACAAAAGTTGTAATGTCTGCTCCGCCATCGTCTGCATCATCTACAAATAGAACCGATACACTTGCTAATGTGCCATTGTTAAAAGCAATTTTACCAGCACCAGGATCAGCATCTGATGTAGAGTTATTGAAAGTCATAGATAGTTGTGAGTTTGTTCCTGAAGCTCCTGTTGCACCAGTTGATCCTGTAGAACCAGTTGATCCAGTAGCACCTGTATCTCCAGTGTCTCCGTTTCTTGTAAAGTGAACTGATAATTCATCCGCAGCAGAAAAAGTATTATTGGATGCTAAATGACCTACAGCTAATTTTACGTAACCTGAAGCATCAGTTGATGCACCTGTAATTTTAAATCTTGCGTATGTAGTGCTGTCGTTAATATCTACAATATGTAAATATCCTCTGATAGTTGATGTTGAATCATCCCATGTTAAAATATCTGCTGAAACAGTAACTCCATTTGCATCAGCATCATCAATATAAATTTCTGTAGCAGAAGCATAAGTTGCGTTATTAAATGCTATCTCTCCCGCTCCTGGATCTGCATCAGATGTTCCAGTATCAAACTTGTAAAAATATCCTGGTATTGATCCATCTTCTCCACTGGCTACAAATGAAATAAATACTTTGTCATTGTTAGAAAATGTCCCAGCGTTATCAATGTATACTAAACTTATTTTTGAATAACCACTTGCGTCAGTGATTGCACCCGTTACTTTAAATACCATCCAACTATCTAAGGTGTTTGCTTTTGAAATTCTTATTCTTCCTCTATTGGTATCATTACCTGTTACATCATCCCATGATTGAACCCAAGCAGAAACATCTGTTCCATTTGCTTCTAAATCATCAATGTACATTTCTGTTGCACTAGAGATTGTTGCATTGTTTAGTCTAAATACTCCTGATCCTGGATCAGAGTCAGTTGTTGTTGTTGAATAAGTAAATTGTGCAGAGTCTCCACCTGCAGGTAAAAAATCTGCAACAGTAGTTAAGTTTCCATCACTGTCAAAGCCTAATGTTTTAGAAGCTCTGTCTGATGCACTGTCTGTAAATTCTGGAGTTGTAATTGAATTGGTTCTTGAAACTTTAAATGATCTATCCAACTCTTCTTGCATTTGTTGGATGTTCATTGTTGCACGATCCAGACCCTCTTCGTGAGACTCCGCAGGGAAAGGATCATTAGCAATATAATCTATTGCTTGTGTTTGCGGGACAGCTCTTCTAAGAACTACAGTCTCTCCAGATGCAGGAATATTACCTGATGTGAAAGTTACACTTCCACCTGAAGCATCTCCAGCTCCAGAAACATTGTAATGAGTTGAGATAGTTTTTGTAGTTTCAGATCCTGTGCTACTTCTTATGATAACTTGTAAATCAGAGTCAGCAAAAATCTTGAAGGTGTAGCTAAAGGCAGTAGTTGATCCATCGCCTGAATATGAATTTCTAACTGTTGTAGATGATATGGTCATATTATTTCTATATTAAATTCTTTATTCATTGTCTAGTTTAATAGTATAAACTTTTTTTCCATAATACAAATTAACTGCGTGTTTAGCTTCATTTATCATTTGTTTCAATAAGATATTAGTCAAATAAAGTTTTGCTTCTGGAGTCTCTTTTGGATTATCGTTTATATTTCTAATAAGCCTTTCTTTGGTTTGAATAGCTCTATTAGCTCTTTCTAAAGTAACCCAGTTCTTAGGTAATTTTGCCTGTTCTTTTTGTACTTTATCAACTTCTCCATTTTTTTTAAATATCGCAATAGCTTTATTTCTTTTTCCAATAGGTTCATATAATTTTCTAAAATCAGTTACTGGTTCTGCATTTCTATCTGGATTTCTAATTAATAATGCTCTTATAACTGGATATTCAGATAACATTTTTTTTCTTGTTCTTTTATTTTCAGTCACTCCTGCAGCTTTTAATATTGAATCTGATAACATAAGAATATATCCTCCTATACCTCCAGTCCAACCACGATAAGCATTTTCTAAAACAAGTGGACTTGAACTAGCAGAGAAATCATCTCCATTAACTTTTCTAACAAGTTTACCAATAAGCTTCATAGTTTCAGATGTGTAGTCTGTATATTGATATTCAGATGGTATATTTTCTAGTCCAGCAGGAATAACGGGTCTATTAAAAAAATAATTTTTATTACTCCATGTTTCAGCAAAAGGTTTTAATACATCTGGTATTGGCACTAAACCTCTAAAAGTTTGAACTGTAACTGCATCTTTTAATTTTTCTAATGCTTTAGGATCTTTATCATAATAGTAATCTAAAAATCTTTCAGTGCCTGTTCCAAAAATTAAACCTAATTCAAAAGGTTTTGGTACTGGATAATATGTTCCATTTATTTTTACATTCCAAAATAAATCTTTTCTCCATTGTGGTAATGATTGAAAATCTGGATCATCGTGATTTGCTAACCAAAGCAAAATAGATGGTAACTGAACATACATAAATACTTTAGTATAAGTCTGAACAGGTCTATCTTTAAATGCCTTTATGGTTTGGTTTAAACCTTGTATTCTTGCATTAAAGAAAGCTGATATTTGATTTACACCTTGAACCATTGCACCCATTCTTCTGTAGTCAATAGGATTTTCTCTAGTTTCAAATGCTGCTTTTTTAATTGCTTGTTCTTCTGACAAACCTTTTTTTAAATTTCTATTTAAATTAATTTTAAAATTACCAGCTCTATTTATTCCCTCAGAAAATTCTAAGTATATTCTAAAAAATTCTGGAAAATTTTTTATATAATTAATTGGTTTTGTTTTAGTAAAGTATTGTTGAACGTCTCTACTAAAATAAGTTCTATCAAGTGTAACAAGTGAGTTTTGCAAAGCACCTGATCTAACATATTTTTCAAACACAGGTTCTAATCCAAGTTTTGTTCTTAAAGGTTTAATCATCATTCCTGCACCTTGAATTGTTTGAAAGTATGGAGGAAACCAACCTTTACTTAATATTGCGGATGTAAAAGCATCTCTTTGTACGTTATTATACATAAATTCTACAGCACCAGTAGCACCCGCTCTTAATGTTCGTGCTGGTAAAGATA